GCAAAACAAAAAAACTGCCGAAGAAAACATCCGCCTCGAAGCCGACAAGCGCATCAACCTCGAAAAAGAGATCGGCGAAATCCGCAGACAACAGCAGGACCAACTATTCCAAGTCCAGCAACAGCGAGCTCAAAAAGAAGTCGAGATCTTCCGCGCCGCCGGCGAGCTCCGCATCTTCCAGATGGAGGAGGCCAACAAGAAGCTGATCGAGGGCGAAGAAGGCGCATCTCGCTCCGCGCTCGAGGCCCTCAACAACTACCTGTCTGTGCGCGAGCGCGGCGAGCTCGAGATCGAGTCTGCCAAGCAGTCTTTAGTGATTGAAGTAGCCAACCTCGAGAGACAAATCGAGAACTACAAACTTGAAAACGCAAAAACAATCGCCAAAATCAAAACCGAATCTGCGCAATACGAAGAGCGTGTCGCCAAGAATATCGAAACCATCAAACGAAACGGAGCAAAAGCACAGACGGCTTCCGGCCAGAACATTGAAACAGGCTTCCTTGTCGGAAGCACTGGACGAAGCACCGGTCCTCACCTGGATATTCGCAGCCCTGTAGGAGACTCCCAAGCTGTCATCGACGAGGCATACACCATCATCAAAGCCTGGCAGCAGATGGGTGTTGCTTACATCCAGCTGAGCAATATCGGTCGAAACGTCAAATCCGTCACTGGTGAACGGGAGCTCCGCGCAGCCTTAGCGGATGAGCAGCGAGCCCACGCACGCCGGTCGGGTGGTGGTGCGATAGATATTGCTGTTCCCGAGGGCACCTTGGTCCCACGACGCACCGGCACACCCTTTGAGGGAGGCCGTGGCGGGATTATGGCCACATCCCTGGACACCGGCAACGTCTTTCTGCACGGGCACAACGATTCTGTAGCCAGCCGCGGTGCAGCTCCAACGCCAGTCAACACAAAAGCTCCTAATTTCGACGATATAGGCGCCCCCGCCGTCTCCAAGTTTGCTGAAGCTCTCCGCGGTGTCGCCTCCGCCATGGAGCGCCTGCGCCGGATTCAAGAGAAGCTCACCGACGCCAAGACCAAAGCTGCCTTCGAGGAGATCAGCAAGGCAGTTTTCCAGCCCGTCGGCCTCGAGTCCTACGAGGACAAGCTCTTCGAGCTCGACGGTGTGATGCAGTCCTTGGCACAAGGCACCTACGACGCCTTCAACCCCGAGCGCAGCCAAATCGCCGCCGAACAAGCCGCCAAGCTGCTGTCCTCTGAACGCGAGCTCGACCAAATCCTTGAAAGCATCCGCAGCCGCGCCAACCTCAGCGAGCGCGAAAAAGGTGACCTCGTCGCGCAGACCATCAAACGCCACCAGGAGTTCGTCAATAGCCTGCGCAAAGAAGAGCAGATCCGCCAACGCCTCAACGCCATCCAACAAGGCGTCGACCTCGCCAAACAGTTCGCGCAGGAGACCGCTCAGATTGCCCGGGATAACGAGGTCATCCGCACGCGTAACCGCCTGATTGCCGAGGGCGCTAGCCCTCAAGTAATCGAGCGCGAACTCGAAAAACTCCGCACAGCCCAGCAGTTCAAGGCAGTCAACGATGAGCTGAGCCGAGCCCTCAAGACCCAAATCGATCTGCGCGACCAGCTACAGCAGCGAATCGCGACGGCCACTCCCAAGGAGAAAGACGAACTGCAGCGCCAACTCGACGCGGCCCTAGCCGAGATCCGACGTCTACAAGAGCTAATCAAACAGCTCCAAGCAGAAAAGGACAAGCGCGACAACGCCACAGACAACAAACCCCCGGAAGCCAAGGACCGCCGCGACCTCAAAGACGTCCTGCGCGAGTGGAACGACGAGCTCAAGAGCCTCGAAGAAGAGACTGCTGCCTTCGCCGAGACCGTCCAAAGCGAGCTCGGCACAGCGTTATCAAGCGCCTTTTTCGCCATCATCGAGGGTACCGGCAGTGTCCAAGAAGCCTTCAGCAACATGTTCCAGAACATCTACAAGATGTTCATCAAGCTGGTCATGGACATGATCGCCAAATGGGCCCTGCTGGCGATCTTCAAAGCCTTCGGCTTCAGCTTCCTCTCCGAGGGCGGTGTCTTTGAACCCGCCGCAAACGGCGCCAGCTTCGCCAACGGCATCGCCAAATTCGCCCGCGGCGGCGCCTTTACCAACAGCGTGGTCTACAAACCGACGCTCTTCGCCTTCCGCAACGGCGGGTCCATGGGCGCCGGCGTCATGGGCGAAGCAGGCCCCGAAGCAATCATGCCCCTGCGCCGCGGCGCCGGCGGCGAGCTCGGAATCATCGCCCATGGCGGCGAGAGCGATGCCGGCACAACCAACGTCGTGGTCAACGTCGACGCCAGCGGCTCCAAAGTCCAGGGCGACACCCCCAAAGCCAACGAGCTCGGTCGCGCCATGTCCCTGGCTGTCCAACAAGAGCTCATCAAACAAAAACGCCCCGGAGGACTGCTCGCATAATGGCCACCTTTCCCAACATCAAGCCGGCCTACACCGCATCCAAGGCCAGCAACCCCAAGGTCCGCACCGCCAAGCTCGGTGACGGCTACGAGCAGCGCGTCGTTTTCGGCTTACCCGGGCGCAACAACCCCAAGGAGTACTCGCTGACCTTCAAGGTCAAAGACGCCGACGCCGCCACCATCGAAACCTTCCTCGACGCCCGCGCCGCCGACGCCGCCAGCTTCGACTTCACCCCACCCGGGGCCAGCACCTCCGCCAAATTCGTCTGCGCCTCCTGGAACCGCACCTTCGTCGGCACCAACTGGAACGAGATCACGGCCACATTCCGCCAGGTCTTTGAGCCTTAAACTGAACTAACAGGAGCCAGTCCATGAGCACTATCGTTAATCGCTCCACCAAAGGAACCGCCCTTACTCATACAGAAGTCGATACCAACTTTGCCAATCTCGGTAACTCAGTACCTGACTCAAACATACAAACTGCTACCCCTTCAACGGGCGCAACAATAACCATAAACAATTCAACAACTTCCCTCATCTTAAAACACACCGCAACGATAGCAACTTTAACTATAGTCCTTCCTGCCACCCCCGTAAATGGACAACTGGTCCGTATATCGACTCGTTCAACAGTCACAACGCTAACCCTAAACTCAAATACTGGGCAAACAAGCTATGGCGCACCTACAACAATCACGGCTACAACCCCTGTGGCTTTCATTTACGAGACCGCAACTCTTAGCTGGTATCGCATCTAATGGCTGTCCAAGATCTATACGTTCAGCCTGGCTATTGGGAAGTAGGCTATGTCAATGGTGACGATTGGGAGTATCCAACGTCGGAGCTCCAAAAAATCGCCCCGAGCTCGATAATCGAGCTGTACCAGCTTGTCCTGAACGCGGCCCAGCACGGCCAAAACCTCACCTTTTACTTCCACTCAGGAGTTAACGGCAAACCCGAGAACGGCCAAGTCACCTGGGCTGCCAACAACTACCAGAGCTTCCCCATCGAGGCCGAGGGCTTCGAGTACACAGGCGGCAATAGCCAGCTTCCCCGTCCCAAGATCCGCGTCTCCAACATCTTCGGCACAGTGACGGGCCTCCTCTTGACGCTCCCGGACGGCCTCGAGGGCGCGAAGGTGATCCGCATCCGCACCCTGGCCCGCTACCTCGACGCCGTCAATTTCCCCGGCAACGTCAATCCCTACGGCACCCCCGACCCCACGGCTGAGTTCCCAAGGGAGATCTACTTTATTGAGCGCAAGACAGCCGAAAGCCGCGATGTCGTCGAGTTCGAGCTCGCCGCGGCGTTTGACCTGCAAGGTGTCCGCGCCCCCAAACGCCAGTGCATCGCCAACATCTGCCAGTGGGTCTACCGCTCGACCGAGTGCAGCTACACCGGCACCAACTACTTCGACGAGAACGACAGCCCCGTCGTCAATGCCGCCGCTGACGTCTGCGGCAAACGCCTCAGCAGCTGTCAAAAACGCTTCGGCACCACAGCCAACCTGCCCTTCGGCAGTTTCCCTGGTATCGGCACTTTCTTTACATGACCTGGCGAATCGCAGCTCTCGAGCACGCCCAAGCCGAAGATCCCCGCGAAGCCTGCGGCCTCGTTGTGGTGGTCAAAGGCCGCAGGCGCTACTGGCCCTGCCGCAACCTCGCTGCCGGCATCGAACAATTCATCCTCGATCCTGACGACTACGCCGCTGCCGAAGATGCCGGCGAGATCGCCGCTGTTGTCCACAGCCACCCGGTTACGCCACCGGTCCCCAGCCAAGCCGACCTCGTCGCCATCGAGCGCGGCACTTTGCCCTGGTACATCGTCAACCCCAAGACCGAAGCCTGGAGCACCAAGCTGCTGCCAATGGGCTACCGCGCCCCGCTGATCGGGCGCGAATGGGTCTGGGGCCTCACGGACTGCTGGACATTGGTACGAGACTGGTACGGCGAGCAGGGTCTTGCGCTACCGGATTGGGACCGTCCGCTAACACCCGCGGATTTCGAGCGCTCCCCCTTATTCGACGGTTTCTGGAAGGACGCTGGATTCCACGAGCTCGACGATGACGAACCCATGCGCTTTGGCGATGGGCTGCTGATGAACATCCAAGGCTCGGGCCTCAACCACTGCGGCGTCTACATCGGGGACCAGCTGGTTCTTCACCACATCCGAGGACGTCTGAGCAGCCGCGATCTCTACGGCGGCTGGCTCCAGAAATGCACAGGTCGAAGATTGCGCCACGCCAAGTTCCCTACGATGGTCCAGGGCTAGATCAACTCATGCTGCGCAAGATTCGTGTGTACGGCCCCCTCGCGACGTTCCTAAAACGTCGCGTTTTTGAAGCAGAAATTGCAACAGCAGCCGAAGCAGTTCGCTTTCTTCTCGCAAACTTTCCCGCTCTTGAGCAACACATGTCACGCCACGACTACCGCGTGACAGTCGGAGGTTACGAACTCAGCGAGAGCGAGCTCCACGATCCCGCAGGCCAACAAGAGATCCGCATCATCCCTGTGATCGTCGGCGCCGGGGGTGATAACGGAGTCTTAAAAATCATCGCCGGAGTCGCCCTGATCGCACTGGCGATCATTAACCCCTTCGGTGCGGCAGCCATCGGCACCCTCGGCATCGGTGCCGGGGCCATTGCCGTGAGCACAGCCGTCGGCATCATCGGTGTCGGCCTTGTCCTCGGTGGCACGGCGCAACTGCTGACGCCACAACCTAAGACGCCCAACGGCATCGGCATGGGGACCTCCGGCACCGAATCCCAGACCGACCCACGCAAGAGCTACAGCTTCAGCGGCATCCAGCAGACCAGCCGCCAGGGCGTACCGGTTCCCATCGTCTACGGCGAAACGCTGGTGGGCTCGGTGGTGATCTCAGCCGGCATCGACACCGTGCAGGTGGCCGTCTGATGGCACGGATCATCGGCGCTGGCGGTGGTGGAGGCGGGGGCGGCGGATGCTTCCTCGGCCACACCCTGGTCCGCACGCCCGACGGCCAACAAGCAATCGAAACGCTGCAGCCCGGCGACTTGGTAGTCAGCTTCGACGACCGGGGCGCGCTGCACCACGCCAAAGTCCTCAAGGTTCACGTCCACGAAGGCGAGCGCGTAGTGCGCTACCGCCTGTGGGGCGGCGCTGTCCTTGACGCCACACCCAACCACTGGGTACTGAACCAGTTCAACGCCTTCGTCGAGATTGGCTCGCTAGGCAGCGACGACTGCCTTGTTGACGAGAACGACCACCTGCGCCCGATCGTGGAGCGCAGTGAGCATGGCCGCGGCACGGTCTACAACCTCACCGTTGAAGGCCATCACACCTTCATCGCCGGCGGCATCCGCGTCCATAACGCCGGTCTCGGTCTAGGTGCCATCGCCGGTGGCGGCGGGGGAGGCGGCGGCGGGGGCGGAGGCAAAGGTGGCGGCGGTGGAGGTGGCGGCACCTACAACCCCACCATCGTCGGGGACTCCCTCGACTCCAAGCAATACGCCAAGCTCGTCGACCTCCTCAGCGAGGGCGAGATCCAGGGGCTCAAGAACGGGAACAAGTCCATCTTCGTAAACAACACGCCCCTTCAGAACGCAGACGGCACCTACAACTTCAGCAATTTCACAGTCGAAACCCGCAACGGCACCCAGAACCAGGACTACATCGCCCTCACCCCCGACATCGAGGACGAGAAGCCCGTCAACGTCACGGTCAACCAGTCCACACCCGTCGTCCGCAGCATCACCGACACGAACGTCGACGCAATCCGGATCACGATCTCGGTGCCCTCTCTCCAGGAGATCACCAATAAGGGGGACCAGCTGGGCTCGTCCTTCAGCCTCTCCATCAGCGTCCAGTACAACGGCGGCGGCTACACCGAAGTCCTCACCGACACCATCAGTGGCCGGAGCTCGGATCCTTACCAGAAGAGCTACCTCGTCAATCTGACCGGGAACTTCCCCGTCGATGTCCGTGTGACCCGCACGAGCGCGGACAGCAGCAGCGGCTTGGTCAGCAATGCCTTCAACTGGTACAGCTACACCGAAGTCACCTACCAAAAGCTGCGCTATCCAAACAGCGCTCTGGTCGCCATCCGCGTTGACGCTGAACAGTTCAATGCAATCCCCTCGCGCAGCTACCTGATCCGCGGCATCAAGGTCCGCATCCCCAACAACGCCACGGTGGACAACGTCACGGGGCGTCTGACCTACGCCGGCGTCTGGAACGGCAGCTTCGGTGCTGCCCAGTGGACTTCAGACCCTTGCTGGATCCTCTTCGACCTACTGACAAGCAAGCGCTACGGCTTCGGGGACCACATCAGCGATGCCCAGCTGGACAAATGGTCCTTCTACTCCGCCAGCCAATACGCCTCCGAGCTCGTACCAAACGGCTTCGGCGGCTTCGAGCCCCGCTTCTCCTGCAACGTCAACATCCAGACATCCGAAGAGGCGTACAAGCTGATCAACGACCTCTGCTCCGTCTTCCGGGCCATGCCCTACTGGAGCACCGGCTCGCTCACCGTCTCGCAGGACAAACCTGCTGACACGGCATTCCTGTTCACCCTGGCCAACGTCACCGAAGAAGGCTTCAGCTACCAGGGCAGCAGCCGTCGCACCCGCCCCACCGTGGCCGTA